ATGAATAAGAGATTCAATCTAAAGCAAATTGTAGAAACTATGAAAACGATTATTATCGTAATGCTTATTGCACTGCCTATTGGATTTTTTCTAGGTATTCAATACCAAGAGAGTAAATCCGATCAGCAGCAAAAAGCATTGACCAAAATAGTTCGCGAATTAAAACAAAATCAGTAGCTAATGTGGCGGCTACTGCATCTAAGGGTAAGCCACAGAAATCAGTGACTGTCGAACCAACCGTACTACAGCCAAAACCAGCTGTAGCAGCGGGCTGCGAATTGGTTCGACAAGAGCTGGTTAAATATCCAAACTGGAGTGTTCGGCTAATGATGGCTATCGCCAGAGCTGAAAATAGAGGATGCAACCCACTGAATCACAACCTAACCAATACCGAAAATCACAGAGTGTGTATCGGCAGTTACGGTGTGTTACAAGTTGGTTGTGTACATTTTCGCTCTGACGAAAACAGAAACGATACGGTAACTGTTGTAAAAGTTGCATATCGAGTTTGGCAAAGTCAAGGATATACAGCTTGGACTAACTACCGAAACGGTGCGTATAAGGAGTTTTTACGATGAATAGTAAAACAACAAGCCTGTTAGATAATTTTGAGCTGAAATATGAACGGCTAAAAAGCGAGGATTATCTAGCAAGGCGGGTTAGCAACTGGCGCGCTCGTATGAAGCGGCGCAAGCAAAGAAAGGAGAGGGTGCGTGTACATAAAAGCAACGCATAAGAAGTTTGACATAAACGACATACGATCTACCGCGTCTTGTCCTGAATGCCAGTCAAAGCACCTGATGCTTTCCCGAGGGAGGCTATCCTGCCGTAATTGCGGCGTAGAGATTGGTAGAATCGGGAAAACCAACAAGTACGGTGCTAAGCGTACTGAAATGAACGGTAAGATATACGATTCAAAGTTTGAAGCGCAAGTGGCCGCAGACCTAGAGGTTGAGAAAAAACTTGGCCAGATAAAAGACTACGACACGCAATATCGAATTGAAGGTTGGGTGTACGACGAAAACGGTAATAAAGCATTCCCTTACCGGCATAAAGTAGACTTCAGGATCCACAACTTAGATGGCTCATTTACTTTACGAGAAGCTAAGGGTGTGGAGACCGACGACTACAAGTGGCGGCGGAAGATACTAGAGAATGTTTGGTTGCCTGCTCATCCTGATTACACATACGAGGTAGTATTCCAAAAACGCAACAAACGAAGTTTTAAGACTTCGCGACAATAACAACTAATAATCTGGTGCCCGATTTTACGCTGGTTTTCCTGTTTAACAGCGCAGATGGGTTAAATGGCTAGTTCCATTCTCTAAACTAAAATCTAGCAGCAGCCAGAGTCCACCCTAGGAGGTAGAATGAAACTAATCGTGACAGTTGATTATAAGTATAGAGAAACATCAGGTTATATCACTTCAGGCACTACAAAAGAGGTCATCATGACAGAAGTCTGGAAAGGTATCCAAAAACAATTAGAAGAAAAAGGCTATAAGATAATCACTCTTTCGGTAGAGGAGTATAAGGAGAAGTAAGTTATGAAGAAACCAGTAGCTGAAGTGAATATCAAAATATTTAAAAAAGGCAGGAAATACTGTGGTGAAACCAAAATTGGTATGAATTCTGATGATCCAGAATTAGTTTTAGCTATTTTAAAAGCTCTTGATGACATATCAGCTAGATTTGCTAAAGACAGCGCAAAGGAACTAGCGAAAGATATTTTGAGAAATATTTTAGAAGACGAAGACCTAGAGGAGCTTTTTAAGGAAGATGAAACGATATAAGCTACTCAAAGACTTGCCGACTATCAAAGCCGGTGAGATCTTTAAGGAAACGGTCACTGGTTACAATGAAAAGAATTTACTCGTACGAATAGCGCCGCTAAATGCAAAAAGTCCAAGACTAAAAGTTCAGGATATTGATAATTTTGATGAGTGGTTTGAAGAAATCCAAGAGCCGACAGATAGTATTCATTGGAAACCTAGAATCGGCGATAGGTGTTTTATTCTTGAAAATACCAATATAAGACCAGCGCTTTACACTGGAATGCTACGTGATTACAATGCTTGGCGTACTGGCAAAATATATCGCACCGAAGAAGAATGTGAAAAAGCCCGCGACCGTGAACTAGCCGAAGTCAGACTACGCCGAACCTCAATGTTTAAGCCAGATTTTGAGAATGACAATGGCGGGTGGATTGTTTACTATAGCCACAAGACTAAAAGTCTTTTCACATATAAAACTACCTCTAATAATGCTGGTGAGCCTGTACATTATAGAACCGAAGAAGACGCTGAAGAATCCATCAAAGAAAACCGAGAAGACTGGTTGATTTATTTTGGAGTTGAGGAAGGAGAAAAATAATGTCAGCAAATAAATTCAAAGTCGGCGATAAGATCAAAGTTCACAAGGGGCTTATTGCAGATAAATATTATGATGATGTGCGTTGTGATAGCGCTATGGCAAGAATGGGTGGAGTAGTACTCACAATTGATTGTGTAAGAAGCGGCTATTACGAAGTTAAGGAGTGTGTTTTCTGCTGGTCAGACGAAATGCTCGAGCCAGCAGAAAAGACACTAGATAACCTCTGTAGAGGCGACATGATTCGCGATAGTCATGATGACACCAGAAAGATTTTAGCAGCATTGGATGGCTGTTATCTATTAAACTACGGAGGGAATGAAGATGCAACTGGTGACTGGTACACAGTGGCTGAATTGAAAAAACTAGATTACCAGGTATTTAACCCAAACAGCCCAAAAGCCACCGTCGAAATAGACGGCAAAAAGTACAACAGGGCTGATGTTGAGAAGGTTATTAAAGACCTAGAGCCTATTGAATAGGTAAACACCATTAACCAACGACCTACCATACGTCAATAAACTGGGCATAATTAAACCAATCGGGTACAAAACGTACCCTGTAGAAACCAATTTCGTCACTTGTCGAAAATGGTTTAGAACATTAACATTAACCGCATAACTGGACAGATGATATGCACAACTCCTTTCGGGCGCGCCACACCCACCCGGCGCGTATCCAAGAATCGTGAAACGTTGTGAGTTAGTTTTTAAACATTTTCAATGCGGTGCAACGTGTATCGTCTGTTCAAGATGAAGGGTTTGTCCCCCAAAGTCAAAAGCTCCGTATGAAAAATAACGCAGCTGCTCGGAGATTGTGATGTGACTATACGAGTAAAAATCCCCTCTGGCTAGTAATAATATGAATGCTTAGCACGTTCTGAAGGTTATGGAGCGAACGCGAGATGAGAACTCCTCGGCAAATCATCACCTTATATAGCCAACCAGTTATGCGGTTGAACCCCGTAGAACGTTTTATCTGAAAAACACGCTCTACGGATAAAATACGTAAACAATATACATGTACTTTACATATTTTTAACATAAGGACACGACTAAATTACACGAAATCGTGTAGATAAGGAGTTTCATAATGGCATTAAAGAATTACACAACAAGCATATCAGTTGAAAAAACTCTGAGCGAAATTCAGGGTAAGCTCGCCTATGTTGGCGCAAAGCGCATCATGACCGAATATGACGATACAGGCAATGTTGTCGCTCTTAGCTTTCAGCTAGAGCTTAATGGTCAACAATTAGCCTTTAGCCTACCGACCGACTGGCGGCCAGTTGCTCAAGTGTTAGAGCGTCAGCGTGCTGTGCCAAAAAGTCGCCTTGAAGAGCAGGCACGTCGTACAGCTTGGCGTATTACTAAAGATTGGGTAGACGCTCAAGTGGCTATCATAGAAACGAAGATGGTAACGACGACGCAAGTATTTTTGCCCTACACAGTCACTAGCTCAGGTAAGAGTTTATATCATAGATTTTTGGAAGATGGGCATCTCATGATTGGAAGCGGTAATGTCAATTAAACCACTAATTTTGTGGACATAAGAAAGGAGATGTCAATGGAAACATTTAAACTATGCAAAAAACTACACGAATTGAAACCTGACTGGCAAACCTTTGGTAGTTACGTTATTAAGTTTAAGGGTGATGACCCACAGACATATCATGACGATATTCACCGCACCTGCTATGATTGGGCGCCAGAATATACGTTGGAATATTTATTAGATAAGTTGCCAGATACTATTGAGAGCAAACTTGGTCTTGGTGCATTAACATTATCCAGTAGACGAGCACAATATAGAGATGGCTGGTTAGCGTTTTATGAGGATGATGAAGGATGCACAGTAGACGCTAGCCTAGTCTTTGCTGCAGAAGCTCCGTTAGACGCCGTATTAAAATTAGCCATAATAATGGCAGAAAAGGGATTGGTATAGAATATGACATTAAAGAATATATACGAGGAAGACTATGTCCTGATGACCATAGGGATAATAATCCTAGCGTGTTTTATATTCTTCTTCGGCAAAATGGGAGAAAATAATCCCACATTATCTAGGAATGAGATTTGTCAAAAATATTTTGGTAAAGACTATGTCTGGAGTAGCGGGTATAAAAGTGCAGATTTTTGTGTAGACAGTTCAGGAATACCAAAATACCCTAAAACTTGGAGGGAGAGAAGATATACAAATGGGAAGTAATAAAAATTCAAGAGAACCAAAAGAAGTACCTAAGCTAGTATTTCCGTGGGCAGCCGAGGACGGCTATTTCAATGGTGATATGTTTGAAGACTGGCTCAATTCAGAGCTCGATCCTGACGATCCATACTTTAAGCTGCAGCGAATGATTAAAGCCAGAGAGACGGCTATTTATGGCCAGTTCGTAGATGAAGCTACCAGGGATATTAAAAAAATCAGTGTTGGATAGAGGGAGGGTTTAATGATTTACGAAGTCAAAGTTCGAGTAGTGCAGGAGGGCACTGTCTTTGTCGAAGCTGAAACTCAAGAAGAAGCCAAAAAGGCTGCCACGAGTGATAGTGTTGTATCGAAGCCAGGTTTTGCAGACACTATAGAGTACTACGCTGATGAGATTTATAACGCTGATAGCACTGTTGATAGAGCGAATAATAAAATTATCAAAGTGGAGGATGTGTATGACAAAACTAAAACTCAATGACGTAATTCAGTTCAATGAAAACCACAAATGGTGCGGTGCTTTAGGGATTGTGAGTGAAATTAAAGAATTAGAAAATAACACAAAATATCTGATTGGTGTGCCGATTCCCGAAGCGGCTAGTGTTAGCACTGCCTATATTTTCGTTATGGCAAGCGAGATGGCATTGGAGCGAATTGGTGTAGCAGAGTTAGGAGAAAGTGGCAGGAGTGAGAATGAAAACTGATTTTAGTTCATCTAATAATAGTTGGAGTGACGTAGCTATTATCGCGATAATAGCGTCAGTAATTATTGTCTTCTTCGTTTTATTCAGTAAATTTGCACAAGAGGCTGCTAATCAGCTAAATGAAAACGATAACACTCGTGTCCGCTGCAAAACAGCTGGTGGTGAGATGGGCTACTCGAAATGTTACAAGAATGGGAAGGAAATATGAAAATCTACAAGCTCTACGCTAAATCACGAAATAATAACCCTAATTTTCAAAAGCTAGATAGAAGTATCCTATCTGTGCTAAGTAGTCACAAGGATAAATATGAGTATGTTATTTACGATTATAAACATGATAGTTTAGTCAATGGTGGCGTAGCGGTGTTTAAGGGTACTGATGGAAAATTTGCACTCACATGGCTGAAAGACCGACGTTGTTGGGATGCGTTCAGTAATACTTCACTAGAGGAAGGTGATTTGATATGTACTCACTCGTTGGAGCAAGTCATACGTTTAATGGCCAGTGAATATTTATTTCGGGCTGATGAAGTTTACAGTCACGAGAATATACTCAATTATGAATATTCTATTGCTCTTAGGTTAACTATAGATAGAGTACTAAGTAAGTTAAATGAAGTGGAGGAAAAATGAAAACTCCCCCAGTATCGATACTTGACGCTTGCTGCGGCGGTCGTATGTTTTACTTTGAGAAAAATCATCCGAACATACTGTATATCGACGGTCGCCGTGAAACTGTCGAGATGAAAGACAGAGGCAAAATCAGGACACTAGAAGTCAACCCAGATTTTCTTATGGACTTTACCGATATGAAGTTGCCTGATGAGTGTTTTTATTTTGTCGTTTTCGACCCACCTCACCTTATCAATTGCGGCAAGAATAGCTGGCTTGCCAAGAAATATGGCAAGTTAGACAAAGACACCTGGCAAGAGACCTTAAGCAAAGGATTGAGCGAATGTTTGCGCGTCGTCAAACCTGGCTGCGTCGTCGCTATGAAGTGGAGCGAACGTGACATTAAAACCACTGAATTACTAAAGATATTACCTCAAAAACCAGCTTTCGGCGATAAATCTGGAATGACGCGGTGGCTGTTTTTTGTGAAAGGAGTGGAAGATAATGGATAGATGTGGATTCCTTGCTCTTAGACTATTCGTTTACTTTGTAGTCATGATGATAGTAGGGTTGTTCTTACAATATTCTGATATTGGAGTAGCTTTAATGACATTTGCTGCATTTTTAGGTTTTTGGAACATGTCAATAGCGTCTAGAGAGTATAGCGACAGTCTAATAGAAGAACGATGGAAAATATTTAAACCTGGTATATTGGAGATAATATTGATCGTATTGTTCATTGGTTGGTTTGCTTTTATAAGTAGCCTACATCTTGAGCATAAGCGCCCAGAACAAATAGAGCAAGAGCACCAGAATCGTTGTAAACAGTTGTATGGAACCGAAGCTGGAACGTTTACGAAGCGTGAACATGGGGGTATATATCGCTATTGTTACGACGCTAATGGCGACGTAAAGGTGTTTCATTAAAGATAATAGAGAGGTTAAAATATGAGTACTAAAATATCCGACCAAGACCAAAAATGGCTAGATAAAGTCGACAAATTATCAGAAGAAGGCATCTCGATAGCAAAACGTTCAAGTATGGAATCTGCTGAATATGTAGACCTATTACTGAGCAACTTTGATGATAAGAATTACTGTCAAATGGCAATCGACCAGCATGCGGTAGAAGCAGCTATCGGACAATACTTTGCCGACGTTATTGCTCCTATCTTTTTCGATATGCAAAAGGTGCTACGGAAGAAAACTAAGATGAGTAAGAGTAACGCCGAAACATGTGCCAGGATACATGTAGGACGATTCATCCGCAATATTACTAAGGAGTTGAATAAGAGAAATGGCGAAGAATAAATCAAAACCATCCATCCAGTACTAAAATGAAGAAAGCTATAACAGACCTCCCTACACCAGAAGAGGTCACCCGAATCACTGAAACTTTAGATTTAGCGAGCAAATTAGATAATGCTGCGATTGCTAAATCGAGCAACACCAAAAGCAAAAGCTCTACGCCAAAAATCGGCGAACTGTGCGGTATGGATTTGCTAATCGACCTGTCTAGCGCGCCAGATGAGGCAAAATATGAGCTGTATTTTAAGGCGCGGACTACGCTTGAGGACATTATGAAAAAAGAAATCGAATTGAAAGCTTAGTAAGATCGATACGAGCCACACGAAGACGAAAGATGGTTCTTTAGAAGAGATAGATAAATCATGAAGCAAAATATTTTGATAGCATTTTACAATGTTTATGTTTTCTAGTATAATGTGTGTATAAAGTGGGTTTTTAGCTGTTACATTCTGCAGAGCGAGGATGTTAATGGCAAAAAAAGTCTCTAAGGTTAAACCTGAATCTTCTAAAGAGCCACCAAAGAAAACGCCCAAAAAGAACGGGCGTCCTTCAAAGTATACCGATAAACTAGCTGATAAGATTTGTCAAATGATTGCTCAAGGGCAATCGGTCCGTTCTATTTGTGCAAAAAAGGACATGATCTCTATGCAGACGTTTTTCCGCTGGCTACGAGAAAATGATAAGTTTCGTGAGCAATACGCGCACGCGTGTGAGGAGCGGTCGTTTGTGCATGCTGAAGAGATTATAGAGATTGCTGATGACGCTACCAACGATTATATGGAACAGCATGATGAATCTGACGAGCTGACAGGCTATAAACTGAACGGTGAAAATATACAGCGATCACGCCTGAGAATTGATACGCGCAAGTGGTTGATGTCTAAGCTAAATCCAAAAGTCTATGGCGATAAGCTGGACATGACAACAAACGGTAACGATATAGGAGTGACGCTGAGTGCAAGCCAAGCCGAGCAGCTGCTTAACGCAAGAGCAAATCGTCGGGATTCTTAGAGAATCTGCTGAAAATGGCTCTTTTGCTGAATACTGTATTGCTATTGATCCAGATTATCAGCTGAAATGGTTTCATGCTGAGATTGCAAACAAATTAGAGCAAGGGTTCTACAGGCTGATGGCAGGTGAAGATGTACGCCTGATAATCACTATGCCACCGCGTCACGGTAAGAGTGCTATGGCTACGCAGAAATTTACGTCGTGGGTTTTGGGTAAAGTGCCAAATATGCCAATTGCAGTGACATCATACAATGCCGATTTGGCGACTGATTTTGGACAAAACACCAGGGATATTATGAAATCTAGTGCATACCGAGCGATGTTCTCAACACGCTTGCGTCCAGACTCTCAAGCTAAAGGTCGTTGGATTACTAAAGAGGGTGGCGCATATACAGCAGTTGGTGTTGGTGGTGCGCTGACAGGACGAGGTCTTAAAATTGGTATTATTGACGACCCATTCAAAAATGATGAAGAAGCAAACAGTCCTGTTATACGTGATGCCAGATATTCCTGGTATCGCTCGACATTCGCTACTCGTGAAGAGGGAAATTCAATGGTAGTGTTAATATTGACGCGTTGGCACGAGGACGATTTAGCAGGTAGGATATTAGCCGCTGCCGCTGACGCTAAAGCTAAGGGTGAGCCGCATGATGAGTGGGAAGTAATCGAGTTCAAGGCCATCGCCGAAAAAGATGACGAACATCGCAAAAAAGGCGAAGCTCTATGGCCAGAGAAATTTTCAATTGAAAAATTGCGGAAAAAACGAACAGAGATAGGCAGTTATGCATTTTCGTCACTTTACCAACAAAGCCCAATCAATGAGCAAAATCGTAAGTTCAAGAAGGCATGGTATAGATATCGCGAATTTAGCAATGTATTACAGCTTGATACCTACAACGTCATGACTATCGACCCGCGCGGCAAAGATGATATTGATCAAGGCACCGACTACATTGGCATCACCCTCAACTTTATCGACCGCGAAGGAAAATGGAACGTGATATGTTACCGCACGAAGCTATCCGCCACCGACCTAGTTGACCTGATGTTCACGAACTGGAAGCGCTACAATCTACATAAAATCGGGATCGAGGACAACCAATTCACTCAAGCCCTGAAGTCTGTTTGGGAAGAGGAGATGGTGCGGCGTGGTGTCTACATGGATGTCGAGCTACTGAAGCACGGCGGCCATAGTAAGGCACTACGTATCGAAGCCCTAGTTCCACGATACGAACGTGGCGGCATTTACCATATTAAACACGGTGATACAAATTTCTGTAAAGACCTAGAAAGTGAACTCAGTATGTTTCCAAAAGCCACCAACGATGATGCAAGTGATTCATTAGCATATCAAGTACAGCTGGCACAGCGCCCAGAGGACGACGTCGGCAGCGGTGAAACGTATAATCAATCGCTTGCGGATAGAGACGTAACGGCAACATGGAATTAAGGAGGGAATAATGAAAAAATTTGTACCAGAGTTTGGCAAAGTCAAAGAAAAGAAACAGCTTAACGAGAACACGACTGTTGAAGTTGAGAAAAACTATCAGAACAGTAGTGTTATCGGCACAAAATTGCATTACGAAGAACGTTTTCGTGTTGGGTCTATGGCGGAGGCGCGGGATAAGGTCGATGAATTAGCGATGCGGATTGAGAAAGACGAGGGACTAGTTAATCCGTCAATCCGCTATGACGGCCGAGCAAAAATGTTATACAAAGGCTCATTCGATGTTGTCTTTGAATATACGAGAATCAGAGCATAGCAAGGGACATTTCCCCAATAAACATAATTGTGATATAATACAAGCGTAAACCACTGAAAAAAACCAGAGTTTACTGCAAATAACAGTAATCTTTGGAGTAATCAGTGGCTTTTTCTTTTCTAACAGAGGAAAACATCTTTGAACTATACGGTACTGCTAAAGAGCAGACCGAACTGCTGACCGAGCCGTTTCCGGAGTTTTCTCGCATTGCCCGAAATAAGCCGCACCCGAAAATCCCGAAGGCATTTCCGAAGACTACCGACGGCACAGCATCTTCAATCATTATTAAATCGCCGCGACGCACGATTCAGCAGTTACCAACCGGCGTCGTTAGTACTGTCGATGAGAACAGTCCATGGCCAATCATCGCCGAGTTTGCCTACCTAGAGAAAATCCTGCCTAATGCCAATACTGAATACGACTTGATTCATAAAAGCTGGATGACAGTAGAGGGCGGCGAGACGTTTGGCTCAGTGGCAGTATACGCCCCAATGCTATACAACGATGGTGAACTGCTGCCAGACTACCTGATTGTATCGTGGCGTGACATTTCCCTCCAGCCAGGCAAAAAATCTGCCAGCGATTGCAGCTACATATTCATGCGTTCATGGTGGCAAGAGGCTGACGTTGATCAGCTCATTGATGCCGAGAAAGAACGCCGCCGTAAAGCCAAGGAAGAGGACGCAGAGTATGAGCCGTCGTGGGACTTGGAGGCTTTAGAGGAAATCAAAGATGCCATCATCAGCAAGGACGATAAAGCACAGAATGAAGCCGAACAGGAGCGGTCGCTTGACCCGTCAGGTATTGAAATCGTCACTGGTTTTCAGGTTGGCGCGGGCGCAACGTTCTACACCTTCAATCCTGCTACTGAAAAGATTGTGCGGCGCAAGCAAAATAAAGACCCGCGCGGTAAGATACCTATCTCTTGGTATTTCTATGACGCTGATGGTGCGAACCCGCTTGGCCGTAGCGTATTGGAGCTTATTGGTCCTCTGCAGAACCTGATTGACGGTGATATGCAGGCGTATCAGTACAACCGCGCTGTAGCGTTGCAGCCAACCATTAATGTTTTTGGCAACGTCAACGAGCGCCGGCTCAACTTTGGCGCCAACGCTGTCAATAAGATTCAAGATCAAAATGCGCGCATAGAGCCGATGAATGTCGACACGACCGCCCTACGCGAATATCCGAATTTGTACGGTTTACAGAAGTCGCAGATGCTCAACCTGGTCAATAGTCCAGACACCTCAATCAGTGCTGAGGTTGGCAATCCTGGCTTTGGTAAAACACCGCAAGCACTCAAGACTCAACAAGCACAATTATCCATTGATGATAACGCCCTCCGCAAAGGCTTTGAAGCATTTTTTGAAGAATGGAGCGAGACAGCTATCAACCTGTATTTTGCTGAGCGTAACGGTATAGAGAAAATGCAGCTTGATGATGAAACGGCCGAGAAATTGCGAGCATTGGAGCGTGATGGTCACAGTCTGGACGGCGTTGAACTAGACGAAAATAACGTAGCAACTATTGATTTCTCTAAAGCACAAGGTGTATTGAAGTTTAAGATTGATGCCTCAACCACCAAAGTCAACAGTGAAGCGGCACAACTTGATGCGCTGAAAACACTGATTCAAACACTGGATGCTAGCCAATCACTCAACCAAGTCGTACCAATCAAGAAAAAGCTGGCAGCGTGGAATGCAATCGTCGCCAACTCTGGCATTGACGGACTGGACGAATTGAAGGTTACCGAGGAAGAGATGGAAGAAATGCAGCAGATGCAAGCACAGGGGGCACAGCCGATGGAGCAGACCGAGAGCGAAACGCCAGAAGCTGAGATAGAACAGCCTACTGAGACAGTAACAGGCGAGACCGCGCCGGTAGAAATGTCAACTGAGCCACAGGAAGCCGCTGAACAGAGCCTAATCGATGAATTGCGCCAAATTGGTACGCCAGAGAGTCTAATCGCCGAAGTACCGAGCATGATTGAAAAAGGTTTTACAGAGGAAGAGATAATCGCCTCCATTATGGGCGTTATCCAGAAAGAGGAGGATGAATAATGGAAGACAATCTATACCCACGCAGTACTGAGTACTTTGTGCCGAATGCTGACATGGACGAGCAGCGCGAAAAAGCCAAGAAAGAGGAAAATGCTGCTGTAGCTAAGGAGTTGAATAAGTTGCAGCAAATTATAGACCGATGGAACGAGCGGATCGATTATTACAAATCGCTTGATGCTATCCCGAATGAAGCTGTTACCGACAAGCAGTTATCGACTTACATGCTGGCCCATAAGGAAGTTGTGCGGATTTTACGAGAGGAAAGGAGTGCATTGGAGAGCATCATCGATCCCATTTAGGGAGGTACGTTGCTTTGGTTGGCTAAATCCTCGCTAGTAGCTGACCAAAGGAGCGCATCTCACGCAGCCCAGGTTCGTCACCTGTAATCGACGTCAAAACAATTTAATGAGAAGGAGGGTGCTATGCCGCAAGCAGAAGCGGAAAGCCAAGAAGTCGTAAATACCGAGGTAGAGCAGGAGTCTACCCAAGCTGAGTCGACGGCAGCTGAAACGAAAAACTCTGAGGCTTCGAGCGAGCCAGACACCAAAGCGGTTATCTCAGATAGCGGCGAGGTGGTACGTGTCAAAGTCGATAAGTCCAAGGAGGAGGACAAAGAGGGCGAATCCGAGGACGAGTCAGATGAAGATCCGAAGCCGAAACGGGGCAAGGAAGCCCGCCAAGAGCAACTGGAACGCGAGTTAGACGAAGACAATCGAGCTATCCGCGAATTGGTTGCTAGGCGAAACCAAGCAAGAGCTTACCGCCAGCAGTTGGAACAAGAGCAGGCACAGCAGTATCAGGAAACACCACCTGAAATGCAAAACCAGCCACTACCAACACTAGAGCAGATTATGCAGACGGAGAATCCAGAAACTGGAGATTTCTTCACTGAATTTGAAGCTAAGGCGGTGTTGCAAAACCTACAATTACAGCAGCAGCTAGTGGGTATGCAGCAGGCTCAAGAGCAAGCGGCTTACGAAGCCCAAGTCAGTGCATCAATTAATGGCATGTCGTCAGATGCTGAACGGGCACTCAAGGACTTTCCAGAGTTCGACCCAGAATCTGATGAATACGATCCGGAACTCGATGCTGATGTAGATGAATTCCTACAAGGAATGCTTATTTACGACAACGCTGGCAATATTGTTGGTTCGCGCGAGAGTATATATCAACTATATCAGTCATTCCATAAGGCGAGAGGTAAGGGTGCTAAGCGAACGGTGATAAACGATGCAGGTGATTTCCGCGGTAGCGGTGCCCGAGTCGAGAAACCGTTCGAGAAGATGTCCACTAAAGAGATGGAAGCTTATCTTCGCCGAAAGGGACATGACGTTTAAGAAAGGCTATAAAGATGGCAACAAACACGACCGCAACACTTTCAGCCGAGATGATCCAGTACCTGGAAAAAACATTCTTGGAGCGTAGTGAAGCGCGCACGATTCATGCTGAAGGTGCAAAAAAGAAAACCTTGGAGAAAAACAGCGGTACAACCGTTACCTTCACCAAGCGTTCACCATTCGCCCCAGCGACTACACCGCTCGTGGAAGGTGAAAACCCGCAAGATGACGAGATTAAGAGTAACAAGGTTACTGCTACTCTAAAGGGTTACGGTAAATGGACAAAGGTCTCGAGTATGCTGTATAACACATCAATCGATCGTGAGATGAAAGAAACGATTGAAATGATGGGGCAAAACGCAGGCGAGACAATCGACGCATTGGTTCGCAATGTACTGCACCAAGGCGCAACCGTTCAGTTTGCAAACAAGAAAAGTGCATTAACTAGTATCACTGATGACGACATCTTGACTGTCGCAGAAGTTCGCAAGGCGGTCCGCACGTTGAAGAAAAACAACGCGATGGTCTACCCTGACGGCTATTTCTTGGGTAAGGTCGGTCCAGATACTGCCTACAACATCACCGGCGATACTGCATGGGTTGATGCTCAGAAGTATACTGGCCGCCCAGAACTGTACAAGGGCGAGTTGGGGCGCTTGCATAAAGTTCGCTTTATCGAGGCATCGAGCAATCAGATGGAGGAGAGCAGCACTAAGACTGTTTACTCAAACTTCATCCACGGTCAAGAGGCGTTCGGCGTAGTGGACTTGGCAGGTAGCGGCTTGAAGAAGATTATCATCAAGATCAGCGACAAGGGCGATACCTCTAACCCACTCAACCAGTTCATGACGGTTGGTTGGAAGGCTGAAGCGTTTGCAGCAGCAGTGCTTGATCCAAAGTGGATCATCAACGTTAAGACGGGTGCTAAGGACTAGCAACTATTAACCGGGGCGGTGCGAGCCGCCCCGCCAAAGAAAGGAAATAACATGGCAGAGAAAACTTCACCGAAACCAGAGCCGACTAAAGCGGAAACTCCAAACGACATGGAGGCTCAGATTGCTGCGGCAAAGAAAGAAGCTGAAGCTAGCGCCGCTGACATCATCGCGCAGGCTAAAGCGGAAGCTGAGAAAATTATCGCTGACGCTAAGGAAGCTAGCTCAGACGACGAGGTCGTTAGCCGTAGTGTCTCTAAAAAGGATATTGTCGACGCTTACGACCATGGCATGAGCCACATGGAAATTGCTCGGAAATTCTATGGTAACGTCAACGACGACAGTATGCAAAAGGTTATTAGAGTAATTAGCGCAGAGTTTGAACCGCTGGACGACATTGACCCAGAGGTTGAAGTCACCGAAGCTTGGAGTTAAGCAAATGGACGGAACAAGAGAGGGGGAATTAAAGCGGCTGAGCGAGGTATTTAACGACCCTCTCAAGTCCCGTCATGAGCGCAGACTAGCCCATGACACATTCAACAAGATATTACGCCAAGTAAAAGACAAAAAACTCACTGAATTACGTCGTAGGTTAATCCGAGCTCACAATGCCGAGGATGTAGATGCCGCTGAAAAAATAACCGATGAAATATATGATTACTCGCGACGGATGGGGTATAAGTAGAGAAATGCATGATAGTGAGAACCATTTCGTGTACATCCACGAAATGGTTTTTTTGATGAGCTTATGCTATAATAGCCTTACAATTAAGCACGAAGTGTGACTCCAAAAAACGAGAGCGCGTTGTCATCCAAAAAGAGGGAAGCGTGCGTCGCAGCGTTGTATAAGCAGTTATCCGAGGTGATCGCCAAAGAAACGCGAAACCGCCCAAGCCAGTACGGAGCAAAGGAATAGGCCCCCTGAGTGACCAGACAGCAGACGACAACTCTTATCCAATTTAATAGCATATTTATAATTTGGAGTGTTATTGAGAGATTTGGTATTTGTGGTGTATACTAAAAATACTTTAGTAATAAATGGGAGTCTTTACTAAGATGGGAACAAAACCACAAGTCGTTAAAGGCGCTATTGGCGCCACTATTGGTATTATTGCACTAGCCGGCATAGCTGGAGCAATGGGCAATACTAACAATCAACAGCAACAACATGCGACACCAGTCGTACAGCCTGTAACATACTCAGACTGTAGAGCGGAGGAAATACCGTTTGAAACGCGGTACGAGGGAAGCGTGGGTCAATACGGCTATACTGAATCAGTCAAGCAACAGGGTGCTGTTGGCAGCAAAAAGATTTGCAAACCAAATAAACCAGGCTATCAGGATAAGGTAGAGGTAGTCACACAACCAACACCTCATATTGTTGTTCGCACACCAAAGCCAGCGCCGCAACCAGTACAGCAGCAATCACACTATCGTGTCGGAGCAATCTGTCGTGATGGTTGGCAATCAAGTGCTACCGGAAGAGGCGCATGCTCACATCATGGCGGAGTAAGCGAGTGGCTGTACGAGTGAGGATATGAAAGATAAGCTTGTCGACTTTGTTGTTGGTATATTGGTAGTAGGAATGGTAATACTCGGAATGTATGTGTATAACCGCTACTTTGATAACCCTAGCAGCACAAAGTCAAACCACACTCACAGCAAGGGTAGCAATGCTTCAGGTATCACCAACCCAAGCAGTAGATATTACGATCCTATCGATGAAGATAATCGTGATGATGAGGACGACGTGTACTATGAAAACTGTTCTGAAGCTCGTGCAGATGGCGCGGAATCAATCCGTGAGGGTGAACCCGGCTATCGGGAAGAACTTGACCGAGACGGCGACGGTATAGCATGTGAGCCATGGCACGGTAGATAAACAACTACCGTGCCACACAAAAATGCTGTACTACAACCTTACCATCACCTACACCGATACCAGTGTAGGTATACTTAGGGTCTAGCATGGCAGCTTTGTGAGATGGTGAATTAAGCCAGCTGTTCATTGACTGCTTTGTGTTAGTCACATTGTCATCCCATGTCAAATTCTCGCTAGCGCTTACACAAACAGCAGCTTGAAGTTGTCTCATCTCTTCTGTGAGAGGCTGGTTAGTGTCTGGCATGAGGTGCCCTCGGTAATTTCTGGCTATCATGTCGTCAGCTTTCATTTGAGCAGTCCTTGAGATATTAGGATGTAGCTTTAATGGTGCTACACCAACCTTGGCGCGTTCAGCATTTACGGCAGCAAGTATGGACTGTTCGGTGGGCGGAATAACCTTTGGCGGAAGGGACGCATCAGATTCCTCAGCATCGACTGACGATGCTTGCTTATGAGGAGTAATAAAGCTCTTAACAGCAAAACAAACCCCTATTACAGAGATAACTAAGGCTATAGTAACTATAGTGGAGACTATCACATTGATAGTTTTCTTCATATTTAGATTATAGCAAAAAATACCAGATTTGTCAATAACGCTCCAGATTAAGAAAAGGAGCTTTTTTTATGGCATGGATGTGGAATTCACCTCGACCAGGCGCTCAAAATCAAAACTTAGCAAAAGACTGGGTAGACAGTGTGTTTGCCGGTGTCACCGGACAAACCCCTACATGGAAGCTACAAGAAACTATCGACAGAAACAACGCGGAATCAGCTAGAACGCGAGCAAAGCTGAAAGAGTTGCAAGAGCAAAAGAGTAACAAGGCTGCCGCTAATCAAGATTTGAATCTTGGCTACTACGGCGGCGGCTGGCGCAGTGGATACAGCGGTGGTAACCGTGCTAGCGCTGCCCAATTAGCAGAATACGACCAAGGCATCGGTCAGCTAGAGCATGGTTTAGGCCGGGTAGACAACCAGCTAGGTGTACGTCTGGGCAATATCAATAACCAGTACAATACCAAGAAAAATGAGCTACGTAGCTCATGGAACCGTGCAGAGGGCCAGTTCAACGATCAAACTCGCCAAAACCAGCAGCAACGCCGTACGAACATCAATAACATCAATGACCGAGCGTCAGTTGGATTGCGCGGACTGCTTCGCTCGCTTGGCAGCATGGGTGCTGTCGGCTCAGATATGCAATTAGCAGGACGCGCAGTTCAGAGTCAAGCCAACCAGCAGCGTGCCGGCGCAGGGCAAACATACGCTCAGAACCAAAAACAAATCGATACCACATGGGGTCAGTTTAAGAACGACTATGCGGACGAAGATAAGAAGCTGAATGATTGGAAAGCTAACGAAGACAATGCCGCCCGCCAACAATCTCAAACTACCCGCCAAAACCTGTTGACACAGCTAGCTCAGTTAAGAAGTCAGAAAGCTACTGCTCAAGGCGCCAATGGAGCAAATGCCGCTCGTGCCGACCTGAACCGTGCAAACGCCCTATCGAACGAAATCGACAACCTCGGCCGCCAGCAGAGTACTTACAACGGCAATAAGGTCCAGTACAACGCTAAAGACCTGGATTCCTACAAAGTCGGTGGTGATACGTCAGTCGGCATATCTAACCCGACAACGCCAGGTAGCGACCCAACGGTCAATATATATGACACGCGCCTCAAGCAAGAGGAAGAGCGCAAGCGCCAAAACCAATACCTGTAAGCAACTAGGAGGGGATTTATAGTATGGACTTTTTTCAGAGATTAGGTAACTTCTTTACTGGTAAAGGCTGGATTAATGATGACGAGAAACGTCGCAAAGAGCAACAACCTCAGCCTGTACAACAGCAGCCAGTACAACAGTCAACTGTGCAGCAGCCAGCATGGATTCGTCAGAATGCACAGACGCCTACTATATCGCAGCCCACGGCTCCAAAAGCCAATACTAATCCCCTCCAGCAAGCTAATCAAGCAACTCAGCAATTAAATCTGAATAGTCAAAACAATCAGCTAAAACCACAGGTGACAGCAAATGATGCACCAAAAGTGCTTACTCCGCAAGGACAGCAAGATTGGGCTAACCAGCAGAATAAGCAGATACAAGCACATAACATGGCCATACAGCCGCCGAAGCCGCAGCCAGTTCAACAACCAGTACAGCAGCCTCAACAGGCGCAGAAACCCCAGCCATATTTTGTCTATCAGAATCAAAATGGAAACCAAACGCTGAACGATATAGCTAACCAAAACAAAGTGCCAACCCTAGCTCAACAAGTACAAAGGACAACACCGCTGCTTCAGCAGAAAGTAGAGAGAATTAATGCACCGATAAGCCTGAAAGAGAATGAAAAGGCAAACTTTTTTGATTATCTAAACCCATTCGGGCGACATGGACTATTCGGTCCAAAAAATCAACAAGATTTTCAAAGAGCGGTAAAGCCTGTTAATGACGTACTCAGCGGTTATGAGAAGTGGGTAGACTCTAGCGATAATAAAGAGGGATTCCAGTGGAACGACCCCATGGACTACGCTCGCTTTGTTGCCAAGCTACCGTCTGGTATGGCTAGCGGGTTAATAAACGCACCGTCAAAGATTGGTGCAGCAATGGGCGGGTACCGCGTTAAGGACGATGGAAATGTAGAGAAATTAAGCGACGAACAGAGAACGGCGACACTGCTGGATGGGACTATTGATGTCGGCGGATTAGCGTTCGGCGGTAGCGGCACTCTATTGAAATCACTTGGCAAGCAGTCCGCAAAACAGGCGGCCGACCGAACTGCAAAACAGGCAATATTGAATACAGTTAAAGAAATTGCTAAAGATGGTGCTAAAGAAGGACTTGAGGAATCTACTCAGACGTTTTTGGGCGATGTAGCCGATAACGGCAGATTAGACGCCGGAATAAAAGACTATGGGCAAGCATTCGGACTGGGAGCCTTTGGCGGCGGCGTAATGGCCGGCGCCGGCAAGGGTGTTCAGGCGGGTAAAAGTACTTTGAACAGTGCGATAAATAGAGCTGTTCAAAATATTAATAGCGTACAGACTAGCGCGGATATCCCTAATGCGGCAGCGAAAAGCGACACAAACGCCATAGCCGCCCGCCAAAAAAATGCAGGACGACTAGAGCAAGAAGCCTTAGCGCAAAGAGAGACCCAGCAGCCAATCCAGCCACAGCAACAACCACAGACGCAAGCTCAAACTGCAGTAAACACAGCGATAAACCCTGTAAATAACCAGCAAACGGGATACTCATCATTCTTTAGACGCCCAGCAGAGAACAACTCAATCCGTCAAGCGGCAGAAGTTAATATTGCCAATAACCAGAATAACCAAGCCCACCCTATTCAATCGGTAGACACTAACCAGGCAATCCAAAGCACCATGCCAAACGCCTCACCAGCGCTCAAGCAAGCGGTTAGTCAAAACATCTCTGATATCCAACGGGGCGACACAAACGCCATAGCCGCCCGCCAACAAACTACTGGCAGGCTAGAAAACTACCTTGTCGAACAAGCCACCCAAGGCGTACAGAACCGAGCAATGCAGGATGTGAGGTATAAAATGGTGCCTAATGGAACAAACCTATATCATGGCTCACCACATACATTTGATAAATTCTCCACTAATAATATTGGTTCTGGCGAGGGAAACCAATCCTTTGGCTGGGGGCTATACTTCACTGATAACAAGGGGATTGGCGAGCATTATGCAGATATCGGCAACACTAATAATCGTGCACGAATAAAAAACAATCTAAGCTCTGGTGAATTTAGAGATAGTTTATATGTGAATAAAGACAATATGTCCAATGAACTTCAACAATTCTTGACTAGGAACGGGCACAAAGTTATGTCCGATTTGAATCCAGATGAACTAGCATATCAGGTCGGACTATTGCGACAGGAGAGTCAACGTTATGCTAAAAAGGCAAATGATATGGCTGGAACTGGCTTTGATCGTGATTTTCTCGCACAGTCTGAAAAGTACGATAAGCTTGCTGACGAGCTAGATGAAGTTGTACGTAATGGCTCAAAAAAGAGACATGCCGCTGAACAAGAAATCGACCGAAGAATCGATAATGCTGACTCTGGTAAAAACCTGTATAATGTAGGACTCACCAGTAATGACGGTCGTGACTTCGACTTCTTAAGTTGGTATGACGCTGTTGATCCCGAGCAAAAGCACAAAATAAAACAGCAAGCCCTTATTGAGAATTTGATTGATAAATGGGGAACTAGCGTAAGAGACGATGGAAGTTATCCTAATTCGATTCCGTTTGACACTGACGAATCTGGGGCATCTGTATACCATAAATTGCAAAGCGAGTGGGGTATGACGCCAAAGAAAGCCTCTCTGTTCTTAAACCGTGCTGGTATTGATGGAATCGTTTATCCTGCAGACTCCCTATTTAATGCCGACAACCGAGACCTTAGCAAAGCAGAGAGTACTAATTATGTGGTATTCGACGAAAATAACGTAAAAATACGAGACTATGTAAAATTCAAAAAGCAGGAAGCGCGTACTCAAGAATTGACTAATGACATAAAGAAAGAAGGCAAATTATTAGTACGCCAGCTTCAGCTGACAGGTGATGAAAAGCTCGTCTTCAACGAGTGGCAAAATGAAATGCAGAGAAAAGCATTAGGCTACTACGATCCAAAGACTGACAAAATCAATCTAAACAAGCTTACAGAAGACACTCTAAACCACGAACTAGGACATAAGCTATTAGAACGTACAGAAAACAAGCCAGAGCTGCTAAACGCTATTCGCCAGGCTTATGGCGACGACCACCTCGTAAACAAATACGGCAGGCAATACGGCAACGACATCAACCTACTGGCTGAGGAGCAGCTCGCAGACGGCTTTAGCGAATACTATAACGGGAGACTAAACGGTGAAGATAAAGTGCGCTTAGGCGCTAGATTAGGTATTCCTCAAAAGGTCCTGGCAGTATATGACCGCATTACTGAAGCCATAAAATCACTCATCGGCAAGCAAGACATCATCAAGCAGTTCTATGCCCAAATGGAAACAGGGAAATTCAGAAACACCCAGCAGCAAACATCTGGCGGCGATGGACGGGTGAGGACGATGAGTATCGATCCTGAAAGAGCACTCCATGCAATTAAAGGTATTGATGACTTAGCAAATAGTCGCCGTGCGCTATTCACGCTGGCACGTGTATCTGATAACTTGGCAAGCAGGATAAAAACAGAGACTGGCATATCAATAAGTAAGGATGCGCGTATCGTCATGGATAGGAGTAGCGCTGTTCATATGCTATCTACTCATGGGCAAGGCGGTAAAAAGCCAGCCAATCCGTTAACCGACGCCGACTTGGGCAGGCTGCCATACGTTTTGGAAGATCCAGATGTGATTATCAAGGGTAAGCCAGTACGAAACACAGAACGAATTCGTATGGAGCGTAACCTTGAAGGTAATAAAATTGCTATTGTCGAAGTAATTAAAAAAGGCAACGAACTACGAGTCGTCACCTACTTTAATGATTCGTCATCTGGCCGCACCAATCCTGCATATAATATGTCGAGGCTTGATGATACGTCCGAAACGGGGCAATTACAGTCCACGAATCTTGACGGTAGTTTAGCAAACTCCACCCAAAATGTCAACACCGACCCCCGCTACCGGCTAAACCAATCACAAAAGCAGTCTCTTCAAGAGACAATCAACAATATCCAAGATAATTCTAAACCAAGAATGACCAAAGAGCTACGCCAAGCCATAGACGAGGAAATCTACAACTACTACCCAGAACTATTCGTGAGCGAAGCTGCCGACCTTCAAAGCGCCAACGGCGATTGGAATATACCTCGTCTGCATGTAGATGACTTAAAGCACTATTTAGGAGAATTAGCCAACGATATACCATCAAGATATAAGAGACGAGACGGCAAGAGAGATATCGATACCGTAGCTCAAGAGATGGGCTATGACGATATCGACAGCTTCATCAATGAGATACATCGAGTGCTAGAGGCTCGCCGTAATGCGCGCGCTGGTAAACAGCGACTAGCAGAGCTGCGTCGAGACCCAGATATTATTGCCGATGCACAACAAGCGCTTGCAGCTAAAAATAGCAGTAATCCTCAGCCTGCTCAATCTCAACAATCACCCGACGAACAGCTAAAAGAGATCGCTCAAAATCAGCCGCTCGAACAACAGGGCTTTAAAAACATACCACTAGAAGACAACCACTTACTAACCAAAGGCAATCTATACGAGCAAACAAAGCCTGGTATACGAGACGATTGGACGAAGCCATTCCAGGACGGCGATTATGAATACCGCCTGCACACCAAACGCAGCCGCGACGGCAAGAAAAGCTTTAATAGCTTTGAACGCCGCTATGTTGGTGATGATGGAGAATATGGCGACTGGATGCCAATCTCACGAGCAGCTTACATATGGAAAAGTCAGACCAAAAAGATAGGCAAGGTTAATAGAGACCAAGCAATACAGGAAGCCTTAAATGCCGCCGAGCAAGACGGTGAGGTCCAAGAGTTTATAGCGTATGAGAATCATGGTCGTGAGGGTGGTATTGCAGTTGTGCCGCTAGTGGGCGAGCACTCAATTGATGGCGGCTTCGTCCGTAATCCAAAGACGGGAGAAATTGAAGGTAACTATATTCAAGTAACACCGTTTGGCGTAGTACACCAAACAAACGGTAAGTTTGACGTGTTAGAGGTTGACCATCTGACAAGCGCCCTAGATAAAAGTAAAGGCGGTATAACAGATAACTTTAATCGCTTAGTCGAGAAAAACGTTAAAGACGAACTTGGGCAGAAGCTACTCAAAGACCTGTACTATCAAAAGACCGAGGCATACGCTAACTATGCTGATGCAGTTGAAAATATCATAGGTAAACACAAGGAAATAGCTAAGTATGTAGATAAAGCTCGACCACGATTTAAGAATGAAAAGAAGTTCTGGGAAGATGTGGGAATGTACACCGAAGGTAAATTCCCAGTAGGTGCTGCTGATGAAAGTATGCAAACGGCATTCGCGAAAAAATATGGCAAACAGGCGGCTGCCCGCGTCAAAGAATACGATCAGTTTATGCGAGAAAACTATGATTCAATGATTGATAACCTGAATAAAATTAGGCGAATGTATGGTAAAGATGAAGTCCCATACCTTAAAAACTACATGCCTCATATCGAGAAACGTAGCGGCATGCTAGGCCGCGCCGTAGATAAGCTGCTAGCCGCTTCACCAGTAGGTATTAAGGGAGATATAGAGAGTCAAGCCCGAGGCGAGATACCAGCCTCATTAGCGGGGCTATCCGCTGACTTCAAGCCAACTCACAAGTTTAACGCTAACGAGAAGCAGCGCCGCGGCGGTATGATGGATTACGAAAAAGACCCGCGCAAGGCTTTTGAATACTATACCGATGTGATGCTCTACAATACCCATATGGAGCCAGTGATTGCCCGTGGTCGGCAAATAGAGTCATCAATGAGGGCTATGGATATGGCGAGAAAAGATGGTATACACATTGACCCAGATAGCAATCTCGCGCAGGGCGAAAAAATATCGAATAAGGCTACTATTGCCGTACAAGACTTTGTAAATGAGATGGCTGGCAAGAGTAGTTCGTTAGATCGTCCATTCATAGACAGAACTAACGCAGGAGTTCAAGTTATCCGCCGTCTAGAAAGTGTGAATGGTGCTAATAAGATTTTAGGTAACCTATCATCAACCTTAGCGCAGACATTAAACCTGCCAGAAACGGTCCGAGATAATGGACTGCGCAACACTGGTCGTGCATTCTTAACGGCATTCCAGAAAGATACTAAAGAGGCAATGCGCAAGTCCGCATTCCTACGCGAGCGCTACACAGATACTGAAGGTAAGTTTATTAAGTCAAACTATCAGAAAGCTACCAATGCAATTAGCGTAGTGTCAGGCATGAATTTGGTAGAAAAGAAGTTTATACAACTCAACTGGGCAGCTAACTACAACAGATTTAAGAAGCAGGGCTTGACAGGATACCAGCTGATAAAAGCAGCCGACCAAGCAACGGAGCGAGCTGTTGGTGGACGCGGTATCGGTGCTATGCCGCAGGTGTATAAATCGACGCTAGGTAAGATGTTCTTGCAATTCAGCTACGAAACAAACGAGAGCTGGAAAAACAACATTGCCCATGCTAAGAAAATCGGCTCAGACATAAAGAGATTACAATTCAAAGATGGAGCCAGCGGTGCGGTACGAGCCGCTGAAGCATTTGTGGTAGCCTATGGGCTAAACATGCTGATGAAGCAAATTACTGGTAATGAGCCGCTAGTTAATATGGCTGATGCAATCAAAGACGCACTAAGCAATGACGCCGATGGCGATGGTGAGGATGACAAGCTAGGGCAAAAAATAGCCCGAGTCACCGGTGAAGCAGCAAAGGCAAATCCATTTTCACAGGCAGCGGTCAATATGATACCTAAATCAGAGCGAGAAAAGATATTTGGCAAGTCAAGCGACTTCGGCCGCTTTGATGGTGCTACTGGCGTCGCACAAACGGCTAGTAATTTACTAGGTGCTGGATTTTCTGCGGCTCAGGGCGATAAGGAGAGTGCCGAGAAGAACTTGCGAGGATTGATACCAGCCGGCAACCAGATAAAGAAAACTACCGAGGGTGCACAATTGTTGCGCGAAGGCGCTGATACCTATACTGACAAGTATGGTAAAACACGTACTAACTTTGAAGTAGACAATAACGACCCTTGGACGCAGGCAAAAGCTTTACTGTTTGGTAAAAACGCCGTACGCCCTGATGAGAAAGCAAATGGCGGTACTCTATCTACTGGCGGCGGTGAAGCCGGCAAGACAGCTAGAAACTTTGAACGCGGACTGAAAAAGGGAGAATACAAAATCCAGGATGGTCTGCTGGTAAATAAAAAAGGTGATGTTCAACGGGAGTACTATAAAAACCTCGCTACCGCCCAGGGAGAAAGCGACGAAGCCTACAGTAACTGGATGAAAGCCTACAACATTGATGGTGCATCGACCATAAATAAAGAGTTCAGTTTGGGCAACGATATCCTGAATAAACTAGAAAATGGCAAGAAGAAAGCTAATAAAGCCAAGAGCGCCGTAGACATCCTCATGGGCAAGCATAAGGACTTGCCAGATTGGGTACGGGAACGCTACTATCGGGAGTCTGGTTATACCAAGGAGCAAATCGAGTACGGGGCAATGACTGCTCTTAAGGAAGTGAGCCTGATGGACAATTATTGGCGTCAGAAGGCACAAGAATCATCCCACGAGGAGCTGATGCAAGCACTAACTAACGGGCGCCGTAAGAGTATCACCGGGCAGATGTTTGCCAAGAATGGCGTCATCAATAAGTTACGGGCCGAGGGCTACATAACTAAGTGGGAAGCAAAAGCCCTCAATGCCGCTCAATTTGACATGGATGGCAACAGGATTACTAAAGAGATGTCTGGCGGAGGTAATGGTCGGAGCGGTTCTGGACGCAGCAGTGGTGGCAGAGCTTCATCATCGCCATTGATATCGGCTGCTGTCAAAAACATCAACAGCCTAACCTCAGCCGCACCAAAAGCAAACCAGACCTCAGTAAAGGGCGTAAATATTAACCAGATAGGACAAAACCTGATTAATAGATCGGTTACTCAGAGGCAAGTAAACGCTACTTTGAAACAATGGAACAGCACCAGTAAGAAGAATCCAAAAATACACATCAAGAAAGCGCGAGCATAATTACTCAATTTATGCTATAATTAAGAGTAAGAAAACAGCGTGACCTGAAAAACACGGAGCGTCTGGCAACAATAAGCCGGCTCCGTGTTTTTAATTTAGGGAAACGCCATGAACACTACACAGCTTGTATCAGCAGTCATGCTAAAAGCTACTGGTAAAGTACGAAACCTGCCAGAGACTGACAAAAAATACCAGAAGATATTGGGTATTGCTAATTTATACATACAGCAATGGGAGAGTGAACCAAATGTGGACTGGCAATCAATGTACGATCCGTCATACTCCATCGGTATATTATCCACTAAACAGTCATACGATATCGATACAGACGAAGTGCTTAAAGTAAGCGATATACCAGGCGACACCATCAAGGTCAGGAAAGATAATCAGGTGCGAGAATACGCCACGGTCCCACCAGAACAATTAGGAATGTATAAGGGTGGCAACTACTGCACTATAGCCGGCAATAAGTTACTATTTATCGACCCGATTAGAGACGACGACCCAATGCTTGGTGGAAAAATCGAAATGCCAGTGTATTTACGCGCATCTCTGCTCACAGGAGCATCCAGTACAGTTCCCGTAGATAATCCGATATGGCTAGCCGTTATGTGCGCCGCGGAATACGCCCGCAACGACATCCTTTTACAGAATCAATACAGCAACCTCATTGAGGAGGCTAACCAGCTGATGCAAAAGATGATTGAAAACAATGCCGCTCAGGCTAGCTATCGACCACTACATATGGTCCCAGGAGTGTCTGATATATGCTAAAGCCTGCCAAAAATATGAAGTCGCCAAAGATACAGCGCTTGGCGGTGCAGGACTGGCAGAACGGTGTAGTAACAGCCTTTGATGACGGGCGTTCACCATTAAGAGGTTTGCGGTCATGCGAAAACATGATTCTGGATCAGGATTCGGTTATTACATCCAGGTGCGGTACAGCGAAGTACGGTCCGCAACCATTAGGCAAAATATTGGGCGAGTTAGCAGAATTTCGCAGTACCACCAGTAAGAGCTCGATAAATTGGCTAGCCTGCTTGCAGCGAATTAACGATAAGACAAAATTATGTGTTGCTAAAGGCGAAGATGCTACCTGGCAAGTAATTGATGGTAAAGAATACCACGAGTCATCCCGCGGACACTTCAGGCAGATAAGTAACAAACTACTGATTATGAATGGTGAGGATACGCTGAGTTATTTGGACATTTCTACTATGAAAATTGTAGCATTCCAGAAGATAGCCGACCCAACAGTGCCAATACTGGATAAGAATACAGGGTTAACCGGTACTGGATTCAAGGTATTTTATGCAGTTACTTTCAATTCTACAGTGGGTGAGACAGCAGGCTCACCATTACTCTCTACAACAATATCTACCGACCGAGATATGTGGAATAGTGAAAAGCAGAGCTTATCTATCAAACGTCCAGACAGCACAGAGGCCAAATCGTGGAACATCTATTGTGGTGTTGGCGTAGACGGTGGCGGTGATCCAACGTTATATCGACTATCAACAGCACTACCGATGGATCAGGTAACGTTTATTGATAATGGGTCACGTAGTCTGGATATGTCTATACCTTTGCCTAAAGACAACAATACTGCTGGCCCAAAAGCCACGCGCGGCGATGTAATTAACGGGCGCATTTGGTTGACTGGAGATAGAGAAAATCCATTCTACGTTTGGCGCGGCGGTGATTATGGACACGAGCTAGACTTCTCACCAGGGTACGGAGGTGGCTATACGCCTGTTGGTAGCGGCACAAAGGAAGTGCCAATTGCAGTAAGACCGTATCGCGATGGCAAGGGCGATCCAAAAGTTACCGTTCTGTCTAGTGGTACGAACGGTGCTGGTAAGCGATTCTATGTCGCACCAACGAACATATCATATGGCGATGAAAGTATCACTGTGTGGCAAGTACAGGAAGACACTGGAGCCGACGGTACAGATAGCCCCGATGCTGCAGTAATTTACAACAACGATCTGCTTTATCCAAGTCGCGATGGATTCAAGACTACGGGTACGCTGCCGCAATTACAAAATGTATTATCCACCAAGAGAATAACTAACACTATTCAAGATGCAATTAGTACGCTGAATACCAAAGCTATCAAGAAAGCTGTTGGATTAGCATTTGAGGGACGTGTGTACTGGGCATTACCAGTCGCAGCTAACTATAATAATCAAATTTGGGTTTATGATGCTGAGCGCAAGGGTGCATGGATGAAGCCGTGGAATATTCGAGCCGATTGGATGACTCTGTACAACGATAACTCTGGCGTAACACATTTTCTAATTACCCAAGAAGATAAGATTGTTGAACTATCAAAGAGTGTCAAAACGGCAGATGACGGAAGATTATTCAACACGAGCGCGCAAAGCGGACAACTCCGATTCGAGGAAACCGGTCGCGATTGGGCGCGAGTATTAAGAGCTGTATTTACCCTGCTGCGCCCACAAGGAAGAATAACGTTAAATGCTACCGTTAAAACTGAAGATGGGCTTCAGAACTTTTCTGAAACACGATATTTTGGCGCAACATCAAGCCGCACTGGTTGGAGTGAGCCGGGAGTGTACTGGAGTACACCGGGCGTGCAGTGGAGCGGAATAAAGAATGTTCCAAATGTGTTTAATTCAGCAAGCGAAGATATAGAGTTGGAAATTGATGAGGATGCTCAGTGGGTGCAATATGGCTGGTCATCATCCGAATCTGGAGTAAGCTACGCGATGTCAAGGGTGGTATTTGAGTACGTCAATATTGGTACGAAAGATTTAAGCTAAAGGAGGAAACCATGGCAAGTATAGAAGATAAAATTACACGAGTAATGGACGGATCTTATCCAAATGTAGCGCACGTGATAAGCCCGCGCGCGGCAGGATCCGACACATTGATGACTGACGGCTTAAGCGGCTGGAGTACAGAAACGGCAATGAACTTCATAACCTATAGAGCTGATTCTGCTGGCAACGTAATTGAGGGCACTGTCCGCGATTGGATAGGAGTGGCCAACAAAGCAAATAGCAGTATCATAAACCTGAAGTTATTAGCAGGTCCTGAAGATGACGGTAGCAATGTCGGTGACATCGTTCAACCATGCGCCTCTGCTTCATGGGCTGATCGTCTGGCGCAAGCTTTACTAGAATCCCTTGATACAGACGGAAAATTAAAAGAGGGTATAGTTGAGACTAAGAATATAAAGGATAAAGCTATCACTCCAGAAAAGGTTGATTTTGCGTCGCTACCGATGTTTTCAGCCACACCATCTAAATGGAAAGCTTTACCTCAAAATAAATTCACTACTGTGGAGTATGATAAAGTTGAATACGATAACACAGAGGCCTATGATAATAAAAAGTTCCAATATAAAGTACCCAAAGATGGCGTTTATCATATTGATGCACGTGTAGCTATATCTGAGACCGGCTTCTTCTCTAACTGCACCGCTTGCGTAGGTATCTTTAAAAATGATAAGTTAGTTAAAGAATCTACTCGCACTCGAGGTACGGATAACAATTTACATATACCGCGACCGAGTTTATCTATTGACCTGCTCTTAAAAAAGGATGACGTTATTGATATACGTGCTTTTTGTAGCGACCAACGCGTCTATGGTGGTAATAGCACAATTAGTGAGTTTAGTATGAGATTCATAGGCTTAGTCTAATTTGTAACTTACTAGCCTCATACTGAACTCGCTTAACGTAGCATCGCCGCCGCAGTTTCTAGTGTTATCAGAGGAGTGCGCTGTTACGTATAGCGTATCGTTTTCTTGAAGCAGAATATCAGCTGAAATTGACGGTACTGGTCTCGTAGCATCACTACCTGAACCTGCGATACTTTGTGATTTCTTGAATACCTCACCGTTTTTACGCAAGAGAATATACGCAGTAGCACCAGAGTTAATTCCACCGCTACCGACACCGCACCTTACATCTACACGATATATACCTGTTTTGGGAACCTTAGCCGTAAAGGTATTTGGGTCAAACATGTTAGCAGTGTCGTACGCTACAGTATTGTATTCTACCGTAGCGCCTCCGCTTTTGTCTAAACGCTTCCAGCCTGAGGCTGATGCTGAAAACATCGGTAGCGACGCAAAATCAACCTTGTCTGTCTATCGTATAAGTGGTAAAATATAACCATAAGTTAAACAAAGTGTGATCTCAAAAAACGGAAGCACGCGTAATCATGAAAGGCTTCCGTTTTTTATATGCCAAAATCAGATACAGAGCAAAACGAGCGCCTAGCAAGACTAGAGGTATTTAATGAGAAGGTAGTAGAACCGTCTCTTACGCAAATCTTAGAGAAGTTAGACGGACTGGTGTTAAAACGCGAATTTGAAGAGTATAAAAAATCGACTGACGACTCACTAAAGAAACTAACGGAGTTAAACAACAAACTGAATAGTAATTTTCTAATCAAGGTAATAGTACTGTCTGAAAATAAGGTATTAAACTTTTTTGCTGGCACTATTTTTACTCTATTTATCGTAGCCACAGGATTGAGTGCGATGCAGATGGCACAGCAATTTTTGCGGCAACCAAACGTGATTAAAGAGGTAATTAATGTCAAGGAGGATAAATAATGGCAATAGATATCAACGTAGATCAGTATGCGCTCAAGCGTCTAAATATGTTCTTTCCAGCCGATACTGATAATACTGGTCGAGACGGCAATTTAACCGGTCAATGCGTATCGCTAGTCAAGTGGTTTCTAGCAGAGATGACAAGCGTACCTAATCCATTCATAGCACGCGGTCACGCTAAAGATTTTGGCGACCAACTGGTACGAGAAGGCCACGCTTACGTAGTATCATCACCGAAACGCGGCGATATTGTTGTCTGGAAACAAGATGGCGGTGGATATGGACACATTGGTGTTGTGACGAGCGGTGATGTTTTTGAAGAGAATGTGCATATACCAGGTCCCATCACGCGCGTAGTAGATGGCGACGTAGTCTATGCTTCGCGCCTTGGCAAGATTAACGAGAGTTTTCGCCGCGGAGCACCAACGTTTTATCGAGTACGCACCTATGTCGAAAACCTGCCAAAGCCAGCAGCGCCAAATAACGCGCCAGCTATCCAGCAAGCATACAGAGAAATCCTAGAGCGTGAGGCTGATGCGGGCGGATTAAATCATTATCTATCTCAGATGAGTAAAGGCTGGAGTATCGAACAGGTACGTCAAGATTTGATGGAGTCGGCAGAGCGACGCACGCTATTGGCTAACAAGACTAGGGCCGAAGCTGAGCGCAAAGCGCGTGAGGAGACCGCCAGAAAGGCGGCCGAGGAGAAAGCTCGCCAGGAAGAGCAAGCACGCAAAGAAGCTGAAGAGAAAGCATTGCGCGAAGCTGAGGAGAAGAAAAAACAGGAGCAGGATAGTAGCGTAGATACTCGACTATCTAAAATCGAAGAGATGTTGCGATTTATTGTAGATTTTATTACATCAGTGTTTAAGTTTAATAAAAAATAAGGAGGATATTATGGAAAAAGTAAAAGCACTATTTAGCGCTAAAACCGCTAAAGGACGTATGGTTCGCAGTTTCCTGCAAACTATCGGCGCTGGCCTAGCATTGCTAACAGTAGTAGTCGTAGCACCAGAGTTTAAAAGATTTCTAGACATGTTAGGGCTTGGCGGCTGGATCGGCGCAATAGCTAGCTTTGTAGCTGCTGCATCTGGTGTTTGGTCGGTCGTAGAAAAATGGTACTACAAGCTAGCTGCTTGGGCGGAATCGTAAAACATGAATCAACAGAAAATAACCATCACCAAATCAAGCTTGTATTTTCGCGAGTGCAAGGCTTGCGGCTGCGTAACGCTACATGTCGGCAAGACCACTCCTGAAATGCCGCAAGGCTCAACATACAACGACTGCTTGCAGTGCTTAGTGGATGCACACAGCGTGCCAGGACTGAGCCGCTGGCACGACCCGAAAACTGGCGCACTACTCAAAGAGCCGCGCGGTAAGACACCGCCAGCGTCAAAAGGTTGAGCTATAAAGAATTACTTTATAGTTGAGATAGTAAGGATTACTTATCATCTGAGCTGTTCGGGATTTCCGAACAGCTGGATTTAGCAGAGATAATACAAGAAAACCTGAATAACTATTGACATTTACTTAAGTATTTGCAACAATGAGACTGATTACATACTAGACACGCCCTCGCAAGAGGGGCCTATAAAATCCCTCGCCCGCGCGAAAGTCGGGAGGGGGATTTTTAATTCCTCGTACAAACAGAAAATCTTGTCAAGCCCTAAAGCACTAAAGGTCTTGCTGGATTTTCTCATAACGCACAACACCCTTGTCTAGCGATGGTGCTAGTTAGATTTGGGTTTAATTTTGGAGGGTTAACAGAGGTGACGACGCATCAATTGCAATTTCAATCTCAATTTAAAAGGTTTCCTAAAAGAAACCCCAATCTCAATACCAATTACAATTGTTTAGTTATGTCGGACGAAAAACAACCGATGGACAAGTGGCAAAAGACGCGGCGAGCTGAATCAATAGCATTTCAACTTTGCGACAAGTTTAACAATCACGACTACTTTTCGTTCTATTGCAAAGTAGCATTGAAATTGCCAGAATACAGAATTTGGCAATTAGTCGAGGAAGCTCAACGTGGACATCAGCCAGCGCGACTATTCTCATTTCTGTGTAAGAAAGCAGGTGTATGACGTTTGATGTTAGTAAAGCGAGACATAAGCTTGCTAAGCAAATTACTGAAGTTAGAGCTAAACGTAACCAGCAGAGATTATTCTCAAAAAGAGACGGTAACTGTAACCATGAGTGGAGACTATATAAACAGCGCCTTGGAATAGATCGTAACCGACCGACGGGAGATACATACTGCGGTCCACTGGGTCCATATTTAGTGGTTTATGGTTGTACTAAATGTCATAAAAAACGTTATGTCGATCTGAAGTATCTGTAGAATAATAATCTGGGGCTTAAGGTAATAGTAAAAATTTTAAGTCATTCTGAGGAGACTACAATGAATGCATCAATATCAACTATTACAACCTCTAAATCTACGGTAATCAATGAATTATCGCAGATGAGCAATCTGTTTAAAACAGAATGCTATACAGAGAATATCAAAGAGCTCGCGTTTCAGTTCATTCATTACTCAGCTATCATTGAAGACATGTCACCCGACACAATATCAACAAGAGTAACGCGCCTTAGACAGTTTGTAGGATTTTGTGACAGGTTCCATAAAACCAATATAACCGAGTTATCTATTAGATGGCTCGATTTCTATTTCTACGAATATCGAAAGAATCATGCCGCATCAACTACTAATGCAGCTAAACGTGTACTAAAGGCGTTTTTCAAGTGGTGTAGAGAACGCATGAACTTAGATTGTATTAACCCAAACCTCGTCAAATCACGCAAGAACGCAAAACCACGACCAAGATACATACAACATCAAATTATACAGTCTGTACTACAGAAAACAGCTGAGAGCGGCTATGAGAGGCAAGTAAATATGCTCATAGATTTTGCTTACGATACTGGACTTCGTATATCAGAATTATGCAGAGCTGGCTACGATGATATTGACGGATTGAATCTGTATGTAAAGGGGAAAGGATCGAAGGAGCGTACTGTTTTTTTAACGGAGCGCTTAAAATGCAAGCTAGAGGAGTTCGTAACTGACTATAATCGTTTTTACGGTCCGTTATTCAGATTGAACGATAAAACAGCTAGAGCTTGGATGCAGCGCACATTCAAGGAGTACGCTAACATACATATGACGCCACATCAACTACGCCACAGTTTCGCTGTTCGCTTGCTTATATCTGGCTGCGACTTGATAACTATTCAGAAATTATTGGGACATAGCGATATCTCAACAGTTCAGATATACCTACAAATTAAAGATGAACTAGCAGAAAGTCAGTTTTACAAAGCTATGAAAAACGCTCAAGGCTATTGACATTTATGTCATTATTTGCTAGTATATAGACAGTCAACAATGACAGAACATTGATAGGTTTTCAATTAGTTATTTCGCCTAGTTAACAGCTAGACGAGAGAATCACTTTTCGGCAGGAATTGTTGTGGTGGACAATCGTAGTTATGGAAATGCTTATCTCACCTCTTTCCGCCGAGAATCGTGTGATTCGTGATTTTTGGGGAATTAAAATAGCCCGCGATATACGGGTTATTTTTATGCGCATTTTCCTCAGAGCTTGTATCGAATCTCCTTGGTGCGATTTTACGCCCACGCTAGAACCTGTTTTAGCACAAAGTCGCAAATCTAATCCAATCCATTTGGTGTGCCATGCCGTCTTCGACGGCTAAAAATATGAAAGCCAGCCTTTAAATATTTTGATTCTTTTCGCCATTTCTTTTAATGGATAAATCTAACTTTCATATATCTTAATCTAAATTTGGTTTTCAACTAGCTGGAGTAAAGATTGTTGAGTGGCTATAGTTTCTTCTTCTGGTAAATTATCATTTTCTTCCATGAAGATAGCATTCGGGTTGTTGCCAGTGTGTTCTGCTATACGACTGGTAAGAATTTTGAAGTACTTTTCATCTAATTCAAAACCAACATAGCGACGACCTGTATTGAAAGCCGATATGGCTGTTGTACCTGAGCCCATAAACGGATCTAGAACCAAATCACCAGGATTGCTGTGAATTTTTATTATTTCTTCAATTAGCTTAACTGGTTTTTGGGTTGGATGATATCGCTTGAAAGCACCACCACTTTCAGATGGATAACGCATCACTGGGCTTTGATAGGAGCTGTCTTGCCTATTGAAAGTCCACTTTGCTTTTTTCTTTTTTACAAACCAAATCATTATCTCTAGCGACGGCACATATCGCCTATCACGATTACGAGGCATGGGGTTAGTTTTTTCCCACGCAATCACATCTTTAAATTCAAAGCCAGCTTTTGTAGCAATCGTAATGATGTCGGAAACTTTCTTAAAATCATTAAATGCAACTAACGAGCCACCGTCTTTCAATACACTAAAAGATCTTTTAATCCAGTCATTATTGTCAAACTCTTCATCCCACTTACCAAATGCAGTACCAGTCCTTGCATTCTTGCGATCTTTCATCGTGTGAAAGTTTGACCCTCGAGAAATAACATAGGGCGGATCAGCGACAATTAGGTCAACCTCTACTCCAGATTGAATCAAGCCATCCATACCATCTACACAATCCCTATTATAGACTTTGTTCAGATACGCCCTGCTCATGTGTGACATTATAGCATAAGCACTATGTATAAACCAGCCCTAAGTTGTTTATTTATGTTATAATAACTTAGATGAGCGGTGAATTAAAGAATTTATGGATATTGACTGAGGAGCGTCCAAAGCTTGAGGTTTTGAAGCAAATTTTGGAAAAATTTGCTAATGATAATAGACTTTCAGGTTTTGTTGATAATCTAAGAATACTACCTATTTTAGAAAATAGCAAATTTGCCTTCACTTACGAACTGATAGGTTTTAGATGTAATCGTATCAATAAGATCTACATTAAAACGGTTAGTGGCTATTCAAGTTTTGTAGATTTTTTGGTTTTTTATCGGGATAAGGAGCCAGATCCAGCTACCGATGTCCCTGATTATGCAATAGAAGAAACAAAGACTGATGATAGTGAAAGTCGAAATACTGGCGTCTATCAAAGATGCTCAAAATTCGTTTATTTGGAAAATTTTTATCCGTCTGCTCGCAAAATCATGCTTTATAATCTACAAATCGATAAAAAAGAAACTCCAACTGAAACAAACATCTTTGGGACAAGGATGCTTTTGACTAACGGCGTTGAGATTATTGGCAAGAAATTGGACAAAAATCTGTTTAAGCCATTTTCTTCTATTGATGAATTAATCTTATGCAAAAACTCAATGAAAAAACCGCCAAAGGGCAATATTCCTATTGAGATAGTAAAAACTAATGATGCGATTTTTGTTTCTGGTCGCCTATTCAAATCTAGCGGACTATCGCACGACCCAAATATTGGCGCATTAAGCATCATTTCTGTGACTCTACGAAAGTTAGGCTGGCGTGGCAAAATAGTTATCACAAAACATGGTCTAGAACAAAAACATTTAGGAAATACAAATAAATTCATTTTAATAGCTAATCAGGTTGGAATTTTACTAGATGGCTTATCGGTTCCTAAACCAAAGCCCCACCAAAAATATTGGAGATATGACGAAAGCGGCGAAAAGCTTGGTACAATTTTTATACATTTAGTAGTTGAAAGTTTTACGGATGGCTATTCTATCTATGAGAATCACGCTGGTGGCGAACGGGGTTATTTTTTATCTTCTTCGGGCAAACATGTTGCTATTGAAAAATATACCGATCGAAAAAAATACAAAGCAGGCGACAAATCTCAAATAATCAATTTGCCAGATTTAATAATATTAGACATGTCACGAAAACAGATCATCAATATTGAGGGCGAGATGTGTAAGAATAAGCTTAAGGGCATGGAACAAATAACACTTTTTGATGCTTTTGAAAGATTGTATGTAAAGCCAAATTATCCTAATTTCTCAATTATCCGCACAGTTGTTTTGTATGGTGGCATTAATAAATCGGAAAGATTCGAGGTTCAGGTTGGTTTTGTCTTAAGCAAAAGTGGTGATTTAATACTCGGAATTGAAGCACCAGAAATATTTAAAGACGCAATTAATCGTTTGGTTGACTTTTGGAGATAGTTTGGTGACAGATTTTATCAAATCACCATTAAACTATATCGGCGGTAAATATAAGATACTCCCACAAATCTTTCCTCTATTTCCCCGAGAAATAAATTGCTTTGTTGACTTATTCGCTGGCGGAGCAAATGTTGGCATCAACGCCAATTCTAAAAAAATTATACTGAACGATAATTTAATTTATTTAATCGATATGTTTCAGGGTTTAGCTACAACACCTGAAGAAAAAGTTTTGGATTATATTGACAAGACGATTGTAAAGTTTGAGCTATCAATGAATAACGCGGATGGATACATTAAACTGCGCGAGCAATATAACAAAGCCAAAAAACCACTTGATTTATTGATTCTTACTTTTTTTTCATTTAATCATCAAATTAGATTTAACAGTGATCACAAATTCAACACTCCGTTTGGAAAGAATCGCAGTCGATACAATGCTAGTATTAAAGAAAATCTGATTGATTTTATGAACGCTTTACATAGTAAAAATATCTTTTTTACCAAATTAGATTTTGACAAGTTTGATTTTTCTCAACTTGGGAAAAATGATTTTGTCTATTGCGACCCTCCATATCTTATAGCGGTTGGAACATATAACGACGGAAAACGAGGTTTTACTGGCTGGAGTGGCGATCAAGAACAAAAATTGCTCTCTATCTTAGATAAATTAAATGACCGAAAAATCAAGTTTGCCTTGTCAAATGTATTGACACATAAAGGCAAGAGAAACGACTTGCTGAATGACTGGATTAAAAACAATAACTATACGGTTCATAATATAAACAAAGACTACGCAAATTCTAGTTATCAAACGAGTTCAAGAAATGGAACACTAACTCGAGAAGTTCTAATCACGAATTATTAGTTGAAAACCAAATTTAGATTAAGATAATGAAAAGCGATTTTTGCCTGTGGCAAGAATTAAGAAATGTAAACCAAAAAATCGCCCGCAAAGGC